GGTTGTTCCAATAGTGCGGATTAAACGGAATTTAATTCCCCGAGAGGTAAATATGGAAGCAAGAAAATGGAAATATGTCATCAAAAAGCAGATGACAGACCTCGGAATCTACCGAGACGAATTCGGAACTGTGGTCAGTTCTTTGTCTGCTCTGCTCGAAGAACGAGACAGAGTAAAAAAGCAATATAAAGACGAAGGCTCGACCCCTTTGGTGACCTTCGTTTCCGATCGTGGAGCTGAGAACAAGAAGAAAAATCCACTTCTTGGAGTGTGGCAGGAACTTGAAAGAGATGCCCTTCAGTATTGGAAAGAGTTAGGTTTAACTCCTGCACAGTTTAAGAAGATGAATCAAGACTCACCTGAGAGCAAAATGAGCGATCTCGATCGGGTCTTGTGGGAGTTAGAACAAAAAGACTAAGGAGGACACATGAAAGCGAAGAACTACTTCGGTGTGGCTCTTCGCTATGCTGAAGATGTGACGACCGGCAAGATTAAAGCTGGGAATAACAAGAGAGAATGTCAGCGATTCCTTGACGACCTGAAGCGAGATGATCTCGAGTTCAGGACAAGAGATGCCGACTTCGTGTGCGGATTCATTGAAGGGTTCTGCGTTCACGAAAAAGGCGAGGCAATAGACGGAACACCTCTCAAGGGCAAGCCGCTATTACTCCAGCCGTGGCAGATATTCATTGTGTTCAACCTTTTAGGATTCTATCTGAAAGGAACGAACGAGAGGCGGTTCAAGGAGGCATTCATCTTCGTGCCGAGGAAATCAGGCAAGTCGCTGTTCGTGGCGGCTCTGGTTCAAGCTCTCGGATTCCTCGAGAGACGGTCGGGCTCTACGATCTACATCACGGCTGCGTCGCTCAAACAGAGCAGCGAGACGTTTGCGAAGATAATCTTCACTCTGGACTATCGTGGTGTTATTAAAGAGTTCCGAGTCCGTGACAACAATCAGGAACACTCGATTGATAAATCGTTCTTGGATGCGGAAGGAAGACCGTCAGGCTCGATTCACATCGAGGCGATGGCAGCGAACCCGGATAACCAGGACTCGTTCGGTTGTAACATCTGCATTGCCGACGAGATTCACGCATACAAGTCGGCTGCTCAGTATAACCGATTCAAAGAAGCGATGAAGGCATACACGAACAAGCTGATGATCGGAATAACGACCGCAGGTGATAACGTGAACTCATTCTGCTATGGCCGTCTTCAGTATGCGGAAAAGGTTCTGGACGGAACAGTCAAAGATGACTCTCTGTTCTGTTTTGTCTCTAAAGCCGAGAAGGACGAGAACGGCGAGGTCGACTATCTCGACCCGAGGCAGCACGAGCTGGCGAATCCGTCTTATGGTGTCACGATAAGACCGAATGAGATGATACAGGACGCCCAGCAGGCACAGAACGACCCTCAACAGAGGAAGGACTTCCTGTCGAGGTCGCTCAACATATACACATCCGCTATGAAGGCATACTTCAACATTGAGGAGTTCAGGAACTCCGATGAGAAGTGTGACCTGACGATCGAGGAGCTGGCAAAGCTCCCGATCAAGTGGTACGGAGGAGCTGACCTGTCAAAGATGCACGATCTAACGGCAGCGGCTCTGTTTGGTCATTGGAAGGAAAAAGACAAATATATTGTCATCACACATGGGTTCTTCCCTATTGTGGCGGCAAAAGAAAAAGCGGAACAGGATCAGATTCCGCTCTTCGGTTGGTCAGACGATGGATGGCTGACCCTCTGCAACTCTCCGACCGTCAATGTCGACGATGTCGTCAAGTGGTTTATAGAGATGCGGCAAAAAGGGTTTAAGATAGCACAAGTCGGACACGACAGGAAGTTCGCCAGAGAGTATGTCATCCAGATGAAAAAGGCGAAGTTCAATGTCATCGACCAGCCCCAATATTATTACTTAAAGTCGGAAGGCTTCAGATTCATCGAGAAGGCGGCGAAGGATCGCAAGCTCTATTACCTCCACTCGGAGGCTTACGAGTACTGCGTGGCGAACGTCAGAGCGATTGAGAAGTCAGACGATATGATCCAGTTTGAAAAAGTCGGAAAGACCATGAGGATAGATTTATTCGATGCCTCGGTCTTCGCATGTGTTCGATACCTTAACGACATCGAGCACCAGCAAAAAGGAAAATCATGGTGGGGTGAAGGAGGATGATGCCGATGCCACTATTTAAGAAGAAAGCCGAGCAGAGAAGCAATAAGATGTTCGGACTCGTTCAGTCTTTAGACGAGGTCATCGAGTGCGGCTTCGTGCCGCTCTCTAAAGAGCCGACCATCGTGACGGCTTGCGAGAAGATCGCCGAGCTGGTCTCTATGGTGTCTTGGCATATTATGGCTAACACCGAGAACGGAGACATAAGGATCGAGAACGAACTGTCACGGAAGATTGACATTGACCCGAACTCATATCTCACGAGAGAAAAGTTCTTCAAGTTCGTCGTGATGACAATGCTCCTCTACGGAAACGGAAACGCAGTCGTTCAGGTGGTCACGGAAGGCGGCTATTTGAGAGACCTCGTCCCGATTGCCGCATCAAGGGTCACATTTTTAGATGATTTTAATGGCGGCTATCAAATACTAATTGACGGCATTCCTCAAGACCCGAGAGATTATCTTCACTTCACTCTTCACGCAGATCAATACAAGCCGTGGAAGGGTCAGGGCATAAAGACGACCGCAAAGACAGTCGCAGATAATCTCATTCAGGGGACTGCCACAGAAAAGGCTTTTATGAAATCCAAATGGAAGCCGTCAATGGTCGTTCAGGTCGATGCCCTGACGGAAGAGTTTGCATCCCCGGAAGGACGGAAAAAGCTCCTCGACTCTTATGTCAAGAGTTCCGAGGCTGGTGATCCGTGGCTCATCCCGGCAGAGCAGTTCAAGGTCGAGACAGTCAGACCGCTCTCACTCCAAGACCTTGCAATCTCCGACTCGATGAAGCTGAACAAACAAGCTGCGGCAGCTATCGTCGGAGTTCCGGCATTTATGGTCGGAGTGGGCGGCTTTAATCAGGCTGAATTTAACAACTTCATCAACACGACGGTCAAGAGCATCGTGAACGGCATCCAGCAGGAACTCACGAAGAAGCTGATCCTCTCCCCTAAATGGTACATAAAAGGGAATGTCTGGTCACTTATGGACTGGGACATGGGAACAGTGGCGACTGTGTTCAACTCGCTGGCTGACCGAGGATTCGTGACCGGCAACGAGGTCAGAGACAAAGTAAATCTGCCACCGAAGGACGGACTCGATGAACTCCGAATACTGGAGAACTATATCCCGACCGACATGAGCGGATTGCAAAAGAAACTGGTTCAGGAGGACTAAAAAATGTCAGACGTTAATTTGAGAAACTACGCAGACCAGCGGTTCGTCAGAACGATGCCGCAGGACTATAAGACAAGGGATGAAAACGGTGAGCCGATAATCGAGGGTTATTTTGCCGTTTTTAATTCTAATTATGAGCTATGGGATGGAGCTTCAGAGAGCATCGCTCCGGGAGCATTCGACAAGACCATCTCGGGAGATATAAGGGCACTGATCAATCATGACACTACGTTGGTTCTCGGCAGAACATCCGCAGGGACGCTCGAGCTGAAGACCGACTCTCGTGGTTTGTGGGGTCGCATCAGGATCAATCCGAACGATCAGGATGCGATGAACCTTCATGCCAGAGTAGAACGTGGCGATGTGAGTCAGTGCTCGTTCGGCTTTTTTATCGTCTCCGAAGAAACCGATTTCAGAGAAGACGGTTCAATCCACTGGACACTCACCGAGGTTGACGTGTTTGAAGTATCCTGCTGCACATTCCCGGCTTATGAAGAGACCTCCATCACTGCCAGAAAGAATGATCTCAAGACCATCGAACAGAGAAGGTCAGAGGCTTGGAAGGCACAGATGAAGGCTCGAATAAATCCTAAAAAGGAGGAAGAAGTCAATGGCAATCAGAGCATTGATGTTGAGAAAGAAGATTGACGAGAAGAACAAGGCTCTTGCTGACCTCCGTGCAAAGACGGAAGGGTTCGAGGCAAGGAAGACCGAACTCGAGACTCGTGAGTCCGAATTAGAGACTGCCATCGAGGAGGCATCAACCGACGACGAGAGAGCCGCAGTCGAGGAAGCCGTCACGGCTTTAGAGAACGACAAGGCGGCACTCGAGCAGGAAGTCGCAGAGAATGGCGATGCTATCGCTAACCTCGAGACCGAAGTTGCCGAGCTTGAAAAAGACCTCGAAGACAGTGAGTCAAGAACAGTAGTTCAAGCACCTCCGAAGGAGCAGGGTGCAAAAGAAGATGCTCCTAAAAAGACTACAAAGAAAAGAGAGGGATTCACTATGTTGAAGACAAAGTCACTTCGTGCAATGAGCTTCGAAGCTCGTGAGGCATTAGTGCAGAGAGAAGATGTTCAGTCTACTCTTGCAGAACTCAGGACTCTTATCAAGGAAAAGAGAACTGTTTCAGGTGCAAACCTGACAATCGGTGAGACAATTCTTGGTCTCATCCGTGAAAACGTAATGGAGTATTCAAAGCTCTATGGACGTGTCAACTATAACGGCACAAACAAGGACGGAAGAGTCATCGTTCAGGGAGTCGCTCCCGAGGCTATCTGGCTCGAGTGTTGCGATGCTATTCCCGAGCTGGACTTCAGTTTTGGTGACGTTGAGCTTGACTGCTACAAGGTCGCAGGATATGTCCCTCTTTGTAACGCAAACATCGAGGATTCCGACATCGATCTCCTCGACACATTCACAGTTGCACTCCTCACTTCACTGGGCAAGGCAATCGACAAGGCGATCATCTACGGTTCAGGCACAAAGATGCCCACAGGTGTCGTTCCTGCCATCGCCGCAGACTCTGATCTCGATGACACAAACCTCATCACGATCAGCGGTTCTGCTTCAGGCAAGGACTTGTTCAAGGCAATCATTCTGGCTTCCGGTGCTGCAAGCAACGAGTATTCTCGTGGTGAGAAGACATGGGTCATGAATGACAAGACATACACAAAGATCGTTTCAGAGGCAGTTGATGTTGATGCTTCCGGTGCTATCGTTTCCGGTGTAAATGGCAAGATGCCTGTCGTCGGCGGTGACATCATCGTTCTCAACTTTATGCCCGATGATAACATCGTAATGGGCTATTTTGACCTCTATGCACTCCTCGAGAAGAAGGGAATGACAATCTCCGTTTCTGATCAGGTTAAGTTCATCGAGGACAAGACCATCCTCAAGGGTGTTGCAAGACTCGACGGCAAGCCTGCAATCGTTGGTTCATTCGTCGCAATGGGTCTCGGCAAGGCTCCTTCAACGAGTGCGGTTTTCCCCTCAGCGAGCTGAACGTCGATGCCCAGACGTCCAGCTTTGATCTCTGGGGCACGAAGGTGAGCGAGATACAGGACGGAATCCATTTCAGAGACAATAAGGTTCTCGGTACTCTCAAGAAGTTGACAGAGGGTTCTCTTGTTGACACTTGGGGCGAGGGTTATTTCCTCTGTCTGAAGGTTTCCGAGGTCTCCTCATCTGCGACATCGCTCCTCGCCGGTCTTGACCCTTCAGAGGGTTCTGGACTCGTTGAACTTATCAACGATCCTGACCTCTGCATCGTGGCAAAGATCACGAACAAGAGCACACAGGTCTTCAAGTTCATCCAGAGCAATTCAAGCGACAGTCTGACTCAGACGTTCGACTTGAGCGGTCTGACACTCGAAGACGACGAATCTTAAATCTTAAAAGGAGGCGAAGGTCATGCCGACACCTACACCATCGGAAATCTTACTCTCGAGGATGAAGATCGACCTCGGGATCATCAACTCCACAGTCTACGACGCAAGGCTCTCGAGCCTTATCGAGGCGGCGAAGAAGTCAATCATCCGTGAGGGTGTCTCCACTCTTAACGAGGCTGACACCGAGGACGGAGAACTGATCATCGACTATGCTCGCTGGCAGTGGATAAACAGAAAAGAGCCGACGGAGATGCCGAGAGACCTCCGCTGGCGGTTGAACAACAGGATCTTCTCTGAAAAGGCGAAGGAGGACGAGTCATGATTTATTCTGAAATCAAGCTCGTTTCCCGGAAGCCGATCGGAAGAGACCGTCGTGCACAAGTAATCTATTCCGAGAAGGAGACCACCGTTCTTTGCGAGGTGGTCTCCCTTTCCCGGTCAGAGTATTTCGAGGCAGCCGAGGCTGGCATCAATGCCGAGTTCGAGTTTCGTATCAATCCTGCCGAGTACAATGGCGAACTCGTCGTTGAATATAACGGCAGACGATATAAGGTTTACAGAACTTATGAGGCGAGCAGCGACACACTCGAGCTTTATTGCGCATATCAGGCGGCACTGAACGGAGGTGACTACGATGACGAGTCTTGAGGGTTTATATGCGGCATTCGTGAACAGGTTTCCGAAGCTCGACAGAAACGGCAAGATATTCTTCAATCATATCATCGTTCAGGAGGGTGACGAAGTCGTTCCTCCGTACATCGTGTTCAGGTCAGAATCACTTAATCCCTTTTTTGCCGATAATTGCGTCTATTTCGCCACTGTAAACAACTTTATAGATGTTTATACGGAAACGGACGGAGAGGGCATACACGGGCAAATAGAGGCGGTTCTTGCGTCGCTCGATATTCCATATACAAAGACATCTGACTGGGACGATGATCTCGGGATGTATCTGACGGAGTATTCCGTGGCACTGGGAGACGAAGATGATGACAGTTGATATGAATGATATGACGATGGAAATTCAAAGCATACTCAAGGAGACAGGCAGTGCCGTCGACACGGCTCTGACCGACACTCTCAAGGTTCTGGCGAAAGACACGGCTGATGATCTTAAAAAGACATCACCGAAACAGAAGACCAGAAACGGCGGCAAGTATGCGAAGGGATGGACTTACAAGGAAGTCTCGAAGGGAAACTTCGTCGTCTATAACAAACAGTATCAGCTCACACACCTCATCGAGAAGGGTCACAAGACACGGCTCAAGACCGGGAAATACGGCAAGGTCGCATTCACGAAGTCCAATCCCCACATTGAAAATGCGGAGAAAAAGATGAAGGAGCGAGTCGAGCCGGAGTTCGAGAAGAACATCAGTGTTCAACTAAAAAAGGTTTGAAATAATATGAAAGGAAATATCCAACATGGCTAAAGTAAAGTTTGGTTTGAAGAACATCCATCTTTTCAAGCTGACGGAGACCACAGGCGATCAGGGCATTGAGATGTCCTATGGCACTGGAGTCGCATTTCCCGGTGCAGTGAGTCTCTCACTGTCGAAGGAGACCACAGACTCAAATCCGTTCTATGCTGATGATGGAGTCTACTTTATGCCGGCAGTCAATCCGACTGGTTATTCCGGCACACTTGAGATGGCTCTCTTGACGACATCAGTCAGGACTGCGTTCATGAACTATGTGAAGGA